TCCCCCGGCGCATGGCCAACGCCGCCGCACAGACCCTCCACGACTTCGTGTGGAACTTCCTGGTCGGCAACGGCAACATCTACGACGGCGTCGCCCTCTTCGCCGTCGGCCACGCCAACACCGCCACCACCTCGGCGCTGTCGGCCTCCACCCTGGCCGTGGCCCGCAAGGCCATGCGCCAGCAGGCCCCGTACGGCGCCGCCGCCCAGCGGCTCAACCTGGTGCCCCGCCACCTCCTCGTCCCCGCCGACCTGGAGGACACCGCGTTCCGTCTGGCCACCAGCGCCGTCGCGGTCACCACCAACGCGAACTCGACGGAGCCGAACCTGCACCAGGGCCTCAACGTCATCGTCGACCCCTACCTGTCCGACACGAACGACTGGTTCCTGGTCGCCGACCCCGCGCAGATCGAGACCATCGAGGTCGCGTTCTTCCGGGGCCGGCAGGAGCCCGAGATCTTCGTGCAGGACATGGACAACGTCGGCACCATGTTCACCAACGACCAGCTCACCTACAAGATCCGCCACATCTACGGTGGCGCGGTCATCGACTACCGCGGGTTCTACCGCGGTCAGGGCTGACCCCCAGCCCACCTTCTCGGTCTGCACGACCCCGCCGTCGTGCACGCCGAACGAGCTGCAGCGGCCGCCGTGCTGGTCTGGCCGCCGTACCCCAGCGGCCGCTGCAGCTCGACCATCTTCCGTCCCGGCCATGGAGGCGCATCGTGGCGACCATCGACTGGGCCGACCAGACCGTGCTCGCCCGCGCTGCGGCGACGATCCGTTGGGCGTCCGTCGACCAGGACGGCGCCTCGGTCGACCCCGGCGGGACGGTCACGGTCGACGTCACCAACTCGGCCGGCGCCGCGGTGGCCACCGGGCTGGCCACCGCCGGCGGCACCCCGACCTTCGAGTACACCGCGGCGCTGACCGCCGCGCAGGTCGGCGCCCAGCCCGAGCAGCTGACCGCCAGCTGGAAGACCGGCAGCACTGTGCTGGCCACCACCACGATCGACGTGGCCGGCGGCGTGTACTTCACCGTGGCCGAGGCCCGGGCCCACGACCCGAACCTGGCCGACGCAGCGAAGTACCCGACCAGCCGGATCGCTGCGGTGCGGCGGGTGGTGGAGCGGGAGTGCGAGCTGATCTGCGGGGTGGCGTTCGTGCCGCGCTGGCGGATCGTCACCCTCGACGGCGCAGGGGACCGCGACATCCCGGTGCCCGTAGCGATGATCCGTGCGGTGCGCACCGCGACCGTCGACGGCTCCGCGCTCTCAGCCGGCGAGCTCGCAGACCTCACCGTCGACGGGCAGGCCCGGTCGGTGTGGCAGCCAGACGGGCACGTGTGGCCCTACGGCCGCCGCAACGTCGTGCTCGGCGTCGAGCACGGCCACACCGCCCCGCCGCCAGACCTGATCGAAGCCACCCTGTGGCGGGCGTACGACCTGCTGCAGACACCGCTCCGTGTCCGGGACCTGGACCGAGCGATGCGGATGACGGTCGCCACCGGCCAGATCTACGACCTGGCCAAGCCGTCAGCGCTGACCACAGGCCTCCCGGCGGTCGACGCGGTGTACTCCCGCTACAGCCAGGTCCGAAGCCTCTCCAGCGGCTCGCCCGGCAGCGGCGGTGGCGGCGGTGCGCTCGCCCCGGCGTCACGGCCGCTTGACCTCGACCCGCAGTACAGCTCGATGTTCCACGGCGGCCGCCGGTGAGCGGCACCACCTGGAGCGTTCTGCTCGTCAAGGACGCGCTCATCGCCCTGTTCGAAGCAGCGACGTGGCCGGGCTCGAAGCCGCAGATCAGCTTCGGGATCCCCCGCACCATCGAACGCGAGGTCATCGTGCTCGGCGGCACCACCAACAGCGACCAGGGCTGGTCGCTGCTCGGCGGCCGCCGCCGCGACGAGGACTACTACCTGCAGCTCTGGATCAACGTCGAGCACACCACCCAACGGGAGGCCACCGCCCGAGCGGTGGAGATCCTCGGTGTGATCGAGACCGCCGTGCGCGCCACCCCCAACCTCGGCGGCGCGGTGCCGTCCGGGCAGTGGGTGGAGATCCGCAACCCGATCCTCACCGAGGGCCCCGGCAGCGAGAGCTACGAGGCCGAGATCAGCTTCGAGATCCGAGTGAAGGCACGCATATGACCCTGGTTCGCTACGTCGGCTGCTTCGACGAGGTCACCATCACCTGCATCGACCCGGCCACCGGCGGCCCGGTCGAAGCGGTCGTCGCCCACGGTGAAACGGTCGACGCCCCCGACTGGCTGGCCGGCCAGGCCCCGGCCGGCGACAACCCGGGGTACGGGCTGCTCGCCCAGCCCGGCAACTGGCAGCCGGCCACCCCCGGCACGAAGAAGGCCACCAGCCCAGCTGGTGACGACCGAGAGGATGATGCGCCGTGAGCGGTCTCTGGTCCCAGTTCGGTGCTGCGGTCGAGCAGCGCGCCACCACCGCCGCCACCTCGAGCGGCGGGGTGGGGACGTTGACGTTCAGCTCGGCGCATGGCCTGCGCCCGGGCGACATCATCGTGCTCACCGGCGGCACCCCGTCCGGGTGGAACGGCACCTACGTGGTGGCCACCGTCCCGACGACCACCACGCTCACCATCGCCACCCCATCGAACCCGGCGACCGCGACGGTGCAGCCCACCGTGACCGGCTACGGGATGCGAGGCGTCACCGTCGGCCGGTTCTGGGAGTACAACTCGGAGGGGGTGCGCATCAACCCTGGACGGATCAAGAGCCAGGGCCTGCGCGCCGGCGCCCGCCAGGTGCGTTCCGACCGGTCGATCCCCTACGTGATCGACGCCACCGGCAACGTCGAGATGGACGTCATGTCCCGCGGGTTCGGGTTCTGGCTGCAGCAGATGCTCGGCTCGATCTCGATCGCGACGAACACCCCGGCATCCGGTGTGCAGACCATGACCGCCACCCTCGGCGAGCTCGTCGGCGTGTCGTTCGCCGCTCAGATCGGGTTGCCGTACACCGGCGCGCCGGGCTCCGGCCTGTCCCCGAGCGTGGTGCCGAAGAACCTGTACGGCTGCAAGGTGGCCGGCTGGCAGCTGTCCTGCGAGAAGGGCGGCGCGGTCAAGCTGCAGCTCACCATCGACAGCCAGCACGGCGACCACGCCGGCACCATCGCCGTCGCCTCCTACCCGACCTGCGAGCCGCTCACCTTCCTCGGCGCGGCAGTGACGATCGGCGGTGTGGCGGTGAACGCCGACAAGGTCACCTTGGCCGGGTCGAACCCGATGCGTACCGACGGCGCCAAGCTGCGCAACTCGGCGGCCAAGCGCGAGCCGTTCGTCAACGCCTACCGCGACATCTCCGTGTCGGTCGACCTCGACTTCGACAGCCTCACCCACCAGACCCGGGTGCTGGCCACCACCGCCGCCGGGACGGTCACCGCGTTCGGGGTCACGTTCGCCGGGGTCGGCGAGATCGCCACCGGTGTGGTGCCGTCGCTCGCGATCGCAGCGCCGGCTGTGCAGTGGGATGGCGACACCCCGCAGGTCGCCGGCCCCGATCTGGTGCCCGAGACGCTGAACGGCATGGTGCTCGACACCGGCGCGTCGCTCGTCACCGCCACCTACATCACGCTCGACACCGTCGCCTGACCGTGGCGGCCGCGACGATCCGGCGTGGCCGCGGCGCCCAGTTTGTCGGGGTCTACATCGAAGGCCTCTCCACGTTCCGGGAGGCGATGAAGTACGCGCCGGACACGATCCGCCGTGCGGTGAAGCAGGTCGACAAGCGCTGGTCGGTGCGGGTCGCTGGGCTGGTGCGCCAGGCGGCCGAGGCGTTGGGCGGGGTCGCTGCCCGCCAGTCGAGCTCGATCCGCGGCTCGGCGCTGGCGACCGGGATCCAGCTGCGTGCGGGCGGTGCCGGCTACCCGGAGTTCTTCGGCGCCGAGTTCGGTGGCGGCCGCTTCCGGCCACCGCAGGCGAAATCGAACCGGCGCGGCCGGCCGGGGTACACGAACCAGTTCCGCAACTTCCGGCCGAAGCCGGAGGTCGGCTACTTCGTGTTCCCCACCCTACGCACCCGGGTGCTCCCGTCGATCGCCGAGGAGTACCTGTCGGACATGGCGGCGGCTCTGGCCGCGGCGGAGGCCTCTGGTGGCGAATGAGCGGGAGCTCAAGCTCAAGATCACCGGCGACAGCAGCGCCGCCGAGAAGGCCGTCAAGCGCCTGGAGACCGCGCTGGCCAAGGCTGAGAAGGCGCTCGCCGACGCGGCGAAGGAGGCCGACCAGGGCGACGGCAAGGTCGAGGACCTCGGCGACGCCGCCGACAAGGCCGGCGGCGAGGTCGACCGGCTGGGCGACAAGGCGGCCGAGACCGGCCGCAAGGTCCGGGGCCTGGGCGACGACGTCGAGCCCGCAGCGAAGGAGCTCGACGGGCTCGGCTCGAAAGCCGGGAATCTGGCCAAGGACCAGCTCGGCCCGCTCGGCGACGTCGCCGACAAGGCCGGGATCGACATCGAGAACCTGCAGCCGTCCGTTCTGGCGGCCGGCGCCGGGTTCGCGCTGCTCGGCCAGCAGCTGGCATCCGGGATTGAGAAGTGGGGGGAGTACACCAACCAGGTCCGCCAGTACTCCGACGCAGCGAACATCAGCACCGAGGAGGCCTCCCGCTTCGCGTCGGTGTTCAAGCAGTTCGGGGTCGAGGCTGACGACGGCATCGACGCACTGAAGAC